ATCAACTTTTCGCCACGAACCGATACCTTGAGTCCACGCTCATCAACAAAGGCAGCAATGTCGATAAGAGCATTTTCAAGGCTGGTTTCGTTCAGGTCAGCTGCTGTGCTTGGCTCGTTACGAAGATCATTATTATTCGTAAGAGGGTGATCCGTTGCACAAAGCTCTTTGCCGTCACCGCCAGTAAACGTGCTATCAAAAGCATTATTCAACGTAGCTGCACCCTTCACCTGTTTGGTGTTGGCCATGCTACGTGCCAAAGCTTTCGTATAGCGCGAAGCTAGACGGTCATAGAGATTATCTTCAATTGCTTCTTCCGTAATGGAGAAAGCAAGAGCGATAGTCTCATGCGTATACCTTGCGGTGTACGCTTCTTGGGCATCATCAAACGAAACGGCTGAACCTTCAGCTTTCACTGGGGCTGAACCAAAACCAGAGAGCATCACCTCTTCTTCAAAGGCACGCTCTGAAGATTCAGTGTCATAGATCTCTGCTGCTTCGTTGTCGTATCTGGCATACTCAAGACCGAAAAGGGCATTGAGGCCAGGTTCTAGCTCTTTCGCTAGTTGGGCTCTACTAATAGCCATTTTTCAATCCTCCTATACGCCAGTGGTTGAAGGAGTACCAGCCGCAATAGCACCATTGTTGCTATTGAAGTGGTTATTCAACCGTACAATTGCCCCGATACCAGCCGCTGAAAAATCAGCATTTTCTGGATCATCGACCCAACCCACAATCCTCATTTGCAGAGCAGCCGTGGTAGCAATCGTGCTGATCGCAAGGCGACCTAACGATACACCAGTGGCGTCTGTTCCTGTGATGGCGGTTGAGAAGTTGGCGTTAGCAAAAACTGCGGCTCTCGCCGTAGCTTTACTTGTCCACGAAGCATCCGTTGCAATTACATAAAGTTGCATTGGGTCATCGTTGACAAACGCCTTTACCGGGTGATTGGAATCTGCCCCGGAACCGGGCCAGTAATTTTTCCAAACTGTTTTTCCAGTGGTAGAATCCACATACTCACAACCCTGAAATACACCAAGCATACCAACTGTTCCACCAGCAGCCGCTCCAGGAGCGTCAATATAGCCAGTAGCAAGAGGTATCACGGGTTCGCCATGATACAACTTGTTGGTGTTACCGTTTGCAATTTCATAAGCAGAGTATTGGGTCATACCAGTGGAATTAGAGGCCCCGCCCTGTTTGCTCAAGGGACGAAGGCCAAAGCTTCCATTAGAATTAGCCATTTATCTCTCCTGGTCCTCTCCTTGAGGACCTCCAAAAGTTACACGAGATTGCCTATCAGGTTTGCTAATAGGCATGGCGGGATGTTGTTCACGAGCTAAGTCGTTATCAACCGCCGCCATTTGATTGTGGGTCATGCCTCGATAGTATTCGTTGCGTTCTTCCACAATCTCAACCGGAACTCTTGCAAGTAAAAGACCACCTACACCTATAACCCCAGCATGTTTACCATCATCAATGGTCGGAATATCGAAATCGGGGTATTCATCACCACGTACCAGTTCCCATCCCTCTCGAGATCGTGCTGCTACGTTTTTACGGTCATCAAAACCCATAACTTCGGCTCTTATCCAACGATGTCTGTAACCCTCTGGAGGGGGTGGTGCGTCCAACATGGACGGGGGCTTCCAAGGTTCCCTGCGTGCTTGCCCTGCACGAGTTTGGTTGGCTCTTGGCGTTCTCGTAGACTTTTGGCGAGTTGTGTTCTCAGTATCCATGGTCAGTTCCTCACATATTTTGCATATTCTTCAAGTGGCACATTCAGCCTCTTTGCAATCGCAACCTGCGAGGGCGTTAACCGCACAGTTTTTCGTCCACTTCTATTGCGGGATTTGGAAGATTCAGCCGACGCAACTTTTCTTCCACCCGTAGATTTCGGAGTAGAATCAAATTTCTGGGGAAATTCAGTTCTCATCCGTTTATCGAGTTCATCGTAGTAACCATCGGTAGTTGGGTCAAACCCTTCGTCCTCAATTAGACGCCTGTGAACCCCAAATGCCGCATATGTCATAACTTCATCTTGCCCAAACCAATCGTTTTTAGATGCCCACGCCTCGGCTTTGGGGTCGGGAATAGGTTCTGGCTGGGGTTGCGGAGCAGTGGGGACCGGAGGAGGAGCAGGAACATTTGATTCAGCCGCTGGTTTCGATTTAACCGCTGTTAAACGAGATTTTTCTACAGAAAGGTTTGATAAAGATTCTTGAGCCTCAACAATTCTGTCAATGTCTCCCGTTTCGTGAGCTTCTTTAAGGATTCTTTTAGCAGAATCAAGTTCGCTATCAACGCGACCCTCAAACTGTTTAATAAACCCTTTGTCAAGATTTGCCAGCCTCTCTTTAAGACCTTCATTATCCTTTTGAACGTTTTCTGCATATTGAATAGCGGCCTGTTTTTGTCGCTCTTCTTCTCGAAAACGCTTTGTAAGATCATTTATTCTATTTTGAACACCGGAACTGTATTCATTCAGTTCTTCGTCAGACGCTTTTGTCTGAACTTCTGGAGCAGGTTCAGGTTCTGGGGTAGCTTCAGGCCCAGAAGACAAATCTACTTCTGTAGCATTCTCTTCTTCATCACCAACATCAATATTGGCTTCATCTAATTCAGGTGGCATGGCTTTTCCTCCATGGTTTCTTTCTTCTTTCTAATTAAACGTGTTTTATGTCGTCCGGTTCCAAGATAGTTGCGATAACTTCGTCATCATTTATTATGCGAACTTCGCCACCGTCAATTTTAAATCGAGCACCTGCATAACGACCTATGCAAACCCAGTCGCCTTCCTTACACCAATTGGTGTCTTTTGCGTCTCCAAATTTTGCGGGGTCTTTATAAGCAAGCGGTCCTACTTTAAGAACATAAGCAACAACCGTGGCGAGAGCTTCCCGGTCTATAACAGCATCTGGGATATGAACGCCCCCTTCTGTCACTGCTTTGCCCATATAAGGCATAACCAGCAAACGCCAGCCCGTGGGTTGCGGAAGGCGTTCTTTAAGCTTCTTCTCTACAAGAGTAGGATCTAAAACTTTTTGATTTTTTTCAACATACGCAGAAGCTACTGCGGCTTTTTCCGACGCTACAACGTGGTCAGGCACGTATAAGGTTTTTGTCATTCTTCCTCCGAAGATTGCAAGAGATCCTTAATCTCTTGTTCAGCAAATTCTAATCCATTAAGCTCCCCAACGAGTTGCTTGTACGATTCCATATCTTTCGGAGAACCGTGTAGGATAGCATTCTGTGTTAGTTCTATGCGTCCTTGTATACTCTTTAATAACGAATATGCAAAGGTCGTTGGGTCTGCCATTAATAACTACCGCTATAAGCCTTTCCTTTAACCGCTCCGCCCTTGGAATACTTTATGGGGCCGCGATTATCATAACTCATTCCGCCGCTCATGTAGCCAAGATCATCGCGCATTACACCGCCCATATTCATTCCTTCGGGAACACCAAGCTGTTCTCTAGCCATAGCTTTCTGTTCTTTCGTAGCTTTTTTAAGAACCTCCTTAGACGACGCACGATCATACTTTTGGTTTTCCGTTTCGGTTCCTGTGGGTTTTGTCATTGTGATTCCTAATGCTTCAATAACATCAGCATCAGAAACAGTTTCACTAGCTTCATTTAAAGCACGACGACGATCAGCATCAGAAATTTTCTTTCCAGACTCACCCAACAAATCCGCAATACTGAAACCACCGCTCATGTAAGGAATAGGCTTACCGCTTTTTGTTTTAGGCATCAGAAGGTCCCCTTTCCATCGTTGTTGTTAAAATGACGAGCACGAACCTGGTTCTCAGTGCTCTTGATCAGAGAACTGTCCTCTGAATGCTCTTCCTTGTTCCGCATCAGGGGTTTCATCGACCCTATGCTTACAATCATAACCGAACCACCACCTTTGTAGCCAGCCATGTCGTTCATTCTTGACGCTCTGTCCATAAGACCACCTGCTCTTTCCATAGAGATGCCCATTTGATCAGACATCTGATTAGCCATTCCGCCACCCCTGTATCCAGATTTCATTTTCTTATACGCATCAGGGCTGACAGTGCTTTCACTTTTAGGGCGAGATGTTCCCGCCTTTCTACGCCTGTTTATATTCTCAACTAAAGACATTAACATTTCCACCTTTTTCTGGCCTGTCTCAAACGACTTTTTGGGTTTTTAGCCGCTTTTGGAAACTTTTTCATCTGTCCGGCAGATCGAGCACAATAGGACTTTCTGCGTTTAGCCGCCGCGCTTCCTTTTTTAACCTTACCCGTAACCGCTGTTTTAAGCTTGGAACCGGGGTTAGCTCTACGATGAGCAGCAACACCTTTCTTTGTCATACCAGCACCCTTGCTGGTCTTGCGATAGTTGGCGCCCTTACCTTTAGTGGTGCGCCTTATGGGTTTTTCTCGTCTAGCCATTTTGTTTCACGTGAAACATCACGCTTTCTTTTTCCTTGCTTCCGACAAGGCTATCGCAATAGCCTGTTTTTTATTTTTAACCTTCGGACCCTTCTTGCTACCTCTACGCAACTTACGGTGCTTGAATTCCTACATAACTGTGGAAACGTTACGTTTCTTTACACCCGTTAACTGTTTTCGTGTTTGCGCGCGAGATCTGGGCATTAAAACTCTC